AGTTCCAGTTGTGGTTTTGTAAAAGAAAGGATTACCAAAAGTATTGACTAGATCTCGCTGACTGGTTATCAGATAAATTTTATTTGCATTGGCTTCCAGTGTACCTGCTGCTACACCCACGCCAGATGGACTGACTTTGTTTTGTGCAGTGGCCACCAGTATATAGGGTACACTATTGGTTGCTGCTGGTATATAGGTACTTTCATCTATGATGCTTACTTCTACGCCTGGACTAGTTAATGCCATTTTGGCTCCTTTATAAACTTTTAAATATTTATACTAGTTCTGGAAAAAACTGCTGTTATAAATACCTTTATAAAGGTTTTATCATGCGCCCTATTTGTTTGGTATGTAATCAAAGGTCCTGTGCAATCAACTATAGGCGAAACAATCAAATCTACTATAGAAAAACCTGTAACTTTTGCATTGCAAGAAATAAAAAAATAAAACCACCGACTCCAAGGTGGCAAACCAATGGCTATAAGAAAAAAAACATATGCGATCGTTGTGGTTTTAGGTCTCGGTATCAAAGCCAGATCATAGTCATGCACTGCGATGGCAATTTACACAATAACTCAATAACTAATTTGAGATCGATTTGCTTGAACTGTATGGAAGAAGTCAAGAGACTGGATAATCCCTGGGTTGTGGGAGATCTTCAAGAAGATTATCGATATAGTAATAAAGATCGGCGATTGTAAGATCATTGTCAATGATGTAATCAAATTTTTGTCCCACCCAACTAGTTTCACTGGCATGAATTTTATTGGATTCTAAATAACGCATAGAATCAACCACCCCTTGATTAGCCAAAATAGCATGGTTGTACCAATCCGGTAGCGGAGATCTCCTAATCCAAAGTAAACGAGCATTTAGCCTGCGAAGCATGGCAAATTCGTTGGGGAATCTAACATCAGATATAACAATATTATTTTTTTTGTTGATCAGTTTTTTTTCTAAGGTCGCCACCCAAATTTCATCATGAAATCCTTCTCTACATACTTCAGTGCCCCAATACTGTAAAATCCACCTGGGAGTAAGATGTGGGATGTTTAACCGTTGACTCCACCAAGGATCAACTTGTTCGCGCCACTGTCTGGCTTCTTTGGTTTGTCCTTCCAGTAATGTTCTGTCCCAATCAAAGATTTTGGCAATGGCATCTTTCAGTGCACCCGCGAAACTTTCCCTTTGAAATTGTCTTTCCCTGACCAAATACTCGGCCACAGTGTCCTTGCCACTGCCAATAAAACCCGAGATAGCAATAATTGTCATACTATTTTTTTAATGTTTAAAAATTTAAATGTTTTTTGTAACAACACAATTTGCCGTTGACAATCTTCTAGAGAATTATGAGAAGCCGGCAATCGTTCTAGATTGGGATATAAAGAGTACACAGTCCTACAATCTCTGACTCTGCTGTATTTCCACGGTAAGGGCATTTTATAACTGCGATATGCATCTTCTAAAATATTCATATCAAAAGTTACCCCATTGGCCCATATAAAATCGCAGTGAAAAATAAATCGCGACAGTTCTTCTAATACTGGCTGCAAATCAAATCTATTGGGTGCTTCGAATGCTTCGAATAAACTGGCTTTGGGCTGCTTTGACCACCATTCGATTGTGGGGTCATCGATGGATCTATCAGTTTGACTGTCTATGTTTACTCTTTTGTATAGATGTTTTTCACTGATCGAATCACTGAAAGGATCAAACATATGAGCAGCTATTGTTAGAATGCAAGCATCTTTATTGGTGCCTGCTGTCTCTATGTCAATCATCACTGACGAATTCATATTATCTCTTATAAAAGACTAATTATAACAAAATAATATCAATGATTCAACAGAAAAAAGATTGAATTAGCCGATCACAAAAGTAAGAGGTTGACTGCCATCTACATAATTGGTCAATTCTAAAATTTTGGCATCCATGATGGCCTGCGCTTCTGATTTCATGGCGGTTCCATTGAGTTGACTACCGCCTTGAGGCCCAGCAATTGATGCAAATTTTTCTCGGGCTTCACCAATGATCATTTTACATGCTGCTACCATATAATCTTTGATCCATTGGCTAATTTGAAAATCACTGAGTAAATTTATCTCAGGTCGTAAATTATATGTCCACAATAAAACCACTTCGCCATTGCCTTTGGGGTCACGAATCAACTGTAATTTTTTTGTCACCGGATTCCAAGTATAATTTATGAAACCGCCAAACATTCTGGCTGCTAACTCCACATATTGTGTGTAGTAATCATAGGTGGCCAGCCCACCAGCTTGATTGAAATTGATCAAGTAGACATTCATCTGTGCTTGACTAAATGGATCAAAATTTGATCCGAACGGACCAGTGGCTATACCAAAAGTTCTACGAAATATCTGTCTGACCTGTACAACTTCCTGAGGTAAAGTATAAATGTTTACATCGTTGACCAATTCCATGAAACTATAGCTTTCTTCGTATGCTCCGCTGGCTCGCTGTCTGTACACACCGATGGTTCTCTGATACGCCACCTCGTAGTGTTCTGGATCGAGTTCAAGATCTACGATCTGATCGCCCAATATCAATCTCACATAGTCAAATAAATTTTGTTTGATATTGGCTAATGTTTCAGCGGTTTGGGCCATATTATACTCCTTGACAACAGTATTTATGGTCCTACCATACTTTTAGAATGACCATGTCCTCATTGCTTCTGCCGTTGAATTTGGTTTCGACACTTTTAATATCTTTGAAAATTTTTCGCACTGCAGGTTTGCTGCCGGACATAATAGATTTTAATTGCTCGGCAGGTTTTCTTAATGTCTTTTGTTGACTTTGTACCTCGTCAAATCCCACTATGCTGCTGTTTTTTACAGTGAATGTGCCGCTGTGTGTATCTGCAACCACATGAATAAGTTTTCGTTTTTTGGTATCAAACAGCCATGCTTCGCTGGCATTGACCAGTCGAGTGGGAGATTCGCTGACAAGTTTGAGTTGACCGAAACTTTTCAAGTATCGAAATTTACTGACCAGTTTTTCTACTGAGACGGGTTTTCTATTTCTTGGTTTTCGTTCTACTTTTTTGATCTGTACATATCCTGCACAGTCATTGATAATTTGGTCAGCAAATTTAATCAGATTTTTAATCTGTGTTTTATTAAAACGCCGATACCCTTCAACCAGTTGACGATCTTTACCTACTTGCACTGCTTCAAATTCTACTTTTTTGTTTTTCCAAATTCCAGCAATCATACCTATCAATTGTGGGCTGAGATTTTTGGCTCGAAATATATCCACCACAGTGTATTTTTCCACTGATCTACAATTGTTTTGTACAAACTCATCAAATTGGCCTTCGATTTCCCCAGCACATTCAGAAATTTTCTCTTTTAAACGATCTTGAATATTGGGCATTACTGGTATGACTGTGGATGTATTGCCCACAATTTTGGCTTTTTTCTTTTCAAGATTTTGATTACGAGCAATATGCACTGAAATTTGATCTGCCAATAGTTTTTCCAGAGTTTGTTGTTCTTGCTGTAATAATTCTAAACCCACAGTATTCATCCTACAAATCCAGCCCAATGTAGGAATAATATCTGACTCCAAAATTTTACTGATGATTTCGTAATCTGCTTTTCTTTTGTTGACAGACAACCAAAACAAGATCATTTCTTTGGCATGTTTTTGATTGTAAAAATAATTCTAAAAATTAAAGGCTCGGGTAAGCTGAGCCTGTCTTTTGTTTTCCGGTGGCTGTACTTTCCATGCCGGTTCATCACCGATATACTTTGTGTCAGCATTACGAGGATTCAATAGTTTTACTGTATTGGCTGTCATGTTACCTCCAGAAAATCAAAATTTTACACATTATAACATGTCCCATCAATCTAGTCAAGCCATAAATACATTTATGCCAAGATTAAGTTTATACCGCCCCAACAGAACCAACGACTACACTTTTTTGGATCGAACTATCAAAGAAATGTATAGCCAAGGCGGTCTTGACATTTTTGTTCACAAGTATTTGGGTCCCAAAGTGGCAGGCGAAGAAGGAGACAACGATGCCACCCTGCCCAAATACAACGAAAGCAATCCACTTTTTATAGAAGATTTGCTGCTGTTGGAAAACAGAGACAGAGCCTATGACAACGACATCTATATCATACGCGGAGTATACAATGTCAACAGCATTGACTTTGATTTGACACAATTTGGATTGTTTTTAAACCAAGACACATTGTTCATAACTTTTCATTTCAATACCATGATCGATCTTATTGGCAGAAAGTTAATGAGTGGCGATGTCATAGAAGTTCCAAATCTCAAAGATTATTATCCATTAGACAGTGCTATACCAAGAGCTGTGCCAAAATACTATGTCATTCAAGATGCTGCATTTGCCAGCGAAGGATTCAGTCAGACTTGGTTGCCACACCTTTGGCGTGTCAAGGCAACACCATTGGTAAATGCACAGGAATACAACGATATTTTAAACAAACCTTTTATGCCAGAACAAATCTGGGACAATGGCAATTACTATCCGCAAGGCAGCATAGTCAATGCCGGTGATGTCTATTATACTGCTGTCAAACCAGTTCCGCCTGGCATAGAAATTACCAATACTGAATATTGGCAACAGACCACTACCAATACAATAGCAGACAAAATCAGTACCAGACCCAAAGATCTACAAATCAACGATGCAATCATAATGCAGGCAGAAGATGAAGTTCCACTCAGTGGTTATGATGTAGTAAAATTTTGGATATTGCCAACAAATTTAGATGGCAGTATAGGTGATCCCAATACCTATACTGCCGATTATACAGGCACAGATGCTAGTCGGACTGTGGTTAATTTAGAAGATACTCCACGAACAGATGGATATACTGCAGGGTATTTGACAGGAGACGGTATTGCACCAAACGGATTACCAGTCACTGCTGGACTACAATTTCCCTTGAACCCAGTGACAGGAAATTATTGTTTAAGATTGGATTATTTTCCCAATCGACTATTTAGATATGATGGTACCAAATGGATCAAAATAGAAGATAAAATAAGAACACAACTCACACCCGGGCCATCAGTGAACACACTGAGAAGCAGCTTTGTCAATAATTCTTATACCACACCCACTACAGACCAAGGAAATATTCCCAGTAGACAGAGCCTCAGTGAAGCATTACAGCCCAAAGCAGACAACGGTAATCAAGGCGGCAATAAACCAGCCAATCCTTACCCAAATACTCAACCAAGACAACAATCTAGTTAATGGCAAAAAAGGTTATTAGGAAAACATGTTATGAGTCAAAGTTTCTTTTACGACGAACAAATACGCAGATATCTATTGCAGTTCACGCGATTGTTGAGTA